TGAGGACGCCTGCGGTGAGCATCAGACAGCCCTCGTGGTCAGCCAGTTCTCAAGGTTGTCAATCTCGGCGGGGCTGCAGGGCTTGCCGACGAACACGGCAGCCATCATCTGGCTGCTGTTGCCGCATGGCCGGTTGTTGGGCGTAGCCAAGCCCTCGTAGCCCGCGAACAAGGACATCGGAGTCGCCCCATTAACCGGCACCGAACTTGCCCAGGTAGCCTGAGCGACCTGCACCTTGTTCACGCGCAGCGTGAGTGATGTCGGCGTGCAGACAGCAACAATCACTATTGGCACTCCAGCAACAACACCGCCAGCAAGATGAGCATTCCGAAGGGTGCTGCCTGGGACCCATCCGAATGAATCCACATTGCCATCGGTGAAGATGTTCTGGGCAAGTCGCAAGGTTGGACTGTCCATGTCCATCCACTGGAAAGCATTTAGTGGGTTCCCAGGCTTGACTGCTACTGCCGAAGTCCAGCCTGCAGCACTCCCTTCGGGTATTGCGGTGTTGACAAAGCCCACGAAACTAGCAACCCCCGGTGGCCCCTCGACACCATTCACCCGACGCACGAATGTTGTCGTTGACGTGGTCAAGGGGTTGTTGGCAGGGGCCAGATCGCTGATGCCTCGCACGGGACCGCCGACCACGGCCGGCGTCGTCCTGGCCGTGTCGCTGAACAACGTGGCCCCATTGCTCAGATCGTAGTAACTGCCGTTGAACCCGCCGACGTACAAGTCCCCTGGCGTGAACAAGACCGGAGGTGTTGCGCCCCCTATAGCCGGATTGACGACACTGGCCGTCTCGACAGTCGGCGTGGCACCGCCGATAGCGGTGCTGCTGTAGATGTCGGCCGTCAGGCTATAAGGAACCCCAGGCTTTTCGTAGATGTCCGCGTAGGTGTCGGCGGCCATGACACCCCCTTATGCCGGGACGGCACTGGCAGCGGTGCTGGACCCGAAGACCGACTGACCCGTCGCCAGGGCGACGCCCGAGCGGTTGGTGAAGCCCGTCTCGACTGCTGAACCGTTGGCGACCGCGCCGGTTGCCGTGACCATCTTGGTCGAGAAGCCCGTGTACGCCGGGCCGGCACCGGCGTCGCGGCTGCCCACGTTGCCGGCCATGCCGATCCCGAAGCCCGTGGTGTAGGGCACCGGGACACCGAGGGAATTCGACTTGCCCCCGCCGATGTACATGATGGTCGAGTCGCCAGCCGTGCCGTCGGGCTTGGTCACGCCTGGGATGTAGTCGTCGTTAAAGCCTGCGGCTACGATGCTGGTCGGAGCCGTCAAGCCGATGATTGGCGGCGAGCCGAAACCGATCCCGTTGGACAGCCCACCCGTCGAGGCTTCGCCGCTCGCGCTGAAGCCCGAGCCATAGGGGTTGCCGTTGTACGGCACTTGCACGTCGCGGTCGAGGGGCGAGCCCTTCGGGCCGGACAGCAGATCGAAGATGACCGCACGCCCGGCATTCGGGTTGGCGAGGTTGTTGACTGCGGTGTCGCCTGGAAGTCCTGCGGGCATGGTGTACTCCTGGTAAAAAAGCCGGGGCCGTAGCCCCGGTGTCAAGGAGGCGTTTAAGCCGAGATCAGCCGACCCTGGAACTGGGAGCCCGAACAAGTCAGGTTGCCCGCCCAGGCCAGGATGCTGACTTCAGCGTCCTGGTTGACGGCGTACCGCTTGTTGGGGTTCAGCGGCACCATGTCCCGCGCCGAGTGCGGCCGCAGGAAGATGAACTTCGTGTTCAACATGAACATGGTCTTGGCGGTGCAGAAGCCACCGATGCCGCCGTCCAGGACCACGTCGGCGTCCATGAACTTCAGCGACGGGAACCCCAGGTTGCCCACTGCAGGCGACGTGAACCGCTGCTGCGCCTGGAGCGACGCCATGTACAGGTTCCACATGACGTTGTCGCAGGCGATCAGGTCGGGACGGTCGGTGCCGCGCACGAGGCTCGCCCACAGGCCGTTCATCGCACCCTGGATCGTGGACGACGTCAGCGCGACGCCGGCAGGCACGACCTTGGACTGCCAGAACGGCCACGAGTTGCGGTCGATGCCGCCATAGGTGCCGGTCGTCGGGTCCACGGGAACTGCCGCGCCCAGGCCGGTCAGGCTCTTGCCCGCGAACGTGGTCCCCAGGCTGTAGATGCCTTCGGCCATCAGGTTCGCCATCGTTGACTCGGCCACGGTGATGCGACCCTCCAGCAGGTCGATCATCTGCTCCTTGCCGGCGTTCTGGATCTCCTCCAGGCCGGACATCGTCACCGGGCAGGCAAGCTGCTTGATGGTGAACTCGGCCGCAGACAGGACGTCAGAGGCAGCGACCGGCAGGAGGTCGTAGCCCGAGTACCACCCGCCGTTCGCGTTCTGCGCGAAGGACAGTTCCTGGTAGATCACATTGCCGCCCGAGAACGGCTTGCGATTGCCCCGCTCGTCCAGGCGCATGTACAGGGCATTGTTCTTGGTCACGTTGTCCGCGATCTTGCGGGTGCGCGACTGGATCGTCGTGGTGACGATGTCCGAGACGTTTGGGAAGGTCATCGTTTTCTCCGAATGAAGTTATGCCTGGGGCTTTAAAGCCCCGCCGTTCATCCGAAGTCGTTCGATGGCCGTCGGCCTGGGGGTGTCGGTGGCCTGACGGTCCTACTTCCCCCGGCCCGGTTCTACGGACCTCAGTATCCCGAGTGCGCTGCGATGGCCGCCTCGATACTGTCGCGTATCGACGTCGGTTCGCTCGCGACCGGGTTGCCAACAGGTGCCGCGCCCTTGACCGATACCGCTGCGGAACGTGCCCGCTGGGCGTTCTGGGTCAATTGCCGGGCGTTGCTACCCTGCTGCCTTGCGAGCATAACCTTGGACACCTCGGGGTGCAACATGGCTGCCCGCTCGTAAGCCTGGGCCAGGGACATCTGCCTGCCCTGGCGTTCTGCCACCTCGATGATGTCGGCCATCTCGCCGCGCAGATCCTGGAAGAACTCGTGCGCCGGGTCGTCGGCGAACACCTCAAGCTCCGAGCGGGCTTCGCCCTCGGCCTGATGGATCGTCTGCTGCTGCCGCGCCTGGGCGGCCTGATACAGGGGCGCAAGTGCCTGCTGCACCGCAGCATTGATGTCCGGTCCCTGCTGCTGCTGGGGCATCGGCTGGCCGACGATGGCCGCGTCCAGGGTCTGGATGTCCACCCCGTAGACCTTGATTATCGAAGCCACCGTCTGCGCTTTCTCGTAGGACGTGCCCGAGCGCAGCGTGCGGGTGACGTTCATCAGGTTGGTGACGGCCGTCAGCGGGTCCACGCCCTCCTGCTGGATGGTCGCCATGTAGGGCTGGATCGCTTGGTAGAACCGCTCTCCAAGCTGCCGGGCCGGGGCGACGTCGTTGACGAACCGGGCCATCTCCTGCTCGCGCCGGACCACCTCCTGCTGGATGGCCGGCGGGACGGTCTTCCAATGCTCCCTGGCCGTCGGCGACCAGGACTGGGGTGCCGCAACTGCCGGCTGGGCTGGCGTGGCGGGCGCAGGCGAGGCGATCGGCTGCTTGGCAAGGGTAGGGGTGCTTGGCGCACCTTCAGGGGCTCCTGGAGCCTCTGACGGCTTCTTCGCCACGAACCGGCCGAGCCCGTCGCGGCCTTCCCTGGCCTGGACGGGCTCCTTGGGCGGCTCCGCAGCCGGGGTCGAGGGCGGCTCCGCTGCGGGCGGGGTCGAGGCGGGCTCGCCGCCGTCGATGGCACTCTCGATGGTGGCGCGGAGGTCTTCGGACGGGGACAGTTCAGGCTCGTTGTCGAGGGCCATTGAGGGTTCTCCTTGTAGTTAACCGTAACGAAATTGCCAAACGGGTCAGCCGTACCGACGCTGCCACTCGCGGGCAAGATCGTCCCTGGAGACGGCTCCTCCGGCCTTGCCGGTGCGGTAGGCGACCCGCTCCTGCTCGGCCTTCTTCCAGGTTTCCTTGAAGTCATCCACCGTGGTCAGCCCGTGCTGGCGCATGTACGCCCGGTGCTTGGTGCGGCTGCCGATGTCGGTGCCGTCGGTTGCGACCATGCCCTCGTACTGCCGGTCCCCCGCCAGGACGTTGTCCAGGGCGTTGCCGCCGGTCGGCGGGAAGTAGCGGTCGGCGGCCTCGCCGCAGCACACCAGCGGGCGGGGGTTGGCGACGTGTTCGCCGATGGTGCGAAAGACCTCCAGGGTCCTCGCGCACTGGCCGCAGCGAAAGGCGTAGGTGGGCATCACGTCCCTCCGCGCAGGTTGCGCACGATGGCCGCCGTCTGGTGCGGGCTGCGCTTCTTCACGGGTTTGCCGGTGTCCGCCTCGTTGAACTCCTCGGCCACCTCGGTCGGCGGTGCCTTGACCTTGTCGGGCTTCCAGCCGTGAGCAACGGCCGCCATGAACCGGGCTTGCTTGGGGGTCGATGAGGGCATGTCAGGGTCCTCCTGAGTCGTCGCGAAGAGCGTTCACCAGGGCTCCGGCTCCGGCAGCCCCGGCACCTGCGAGCCCCATCGCCTCGGGGGTGGCGCGTCCCAGGTCGGCCTTGCGCATGATCACCATGTCGCGTGCCTGTTCCGGGCTCACGCCCAGCCGCTTGGCCGTGCGCATGATCAACTGCGAGATCATCTCCAGCTTGGGTGCGCCGATGGGCGAACTGACGCCCGTGGCGTGCGAGCCCGCGCCCCAGACCAGACCCTGGCCGCCGACGCCGCTCACGCCCATCGGCTCGGCCACCCGCTCGCGGAACATGTCGCCCACGATCTTCATCTCGGGAATGGTGGCACTGGCGCGGGGCACGTCCAGCACGCCCTTGGTGGTCTTCCAGTTGCGGGTATCGGGCAGGCCGACGATGCGCGAGAAGTGGGCGTCGCCAATCGGGTGCGCGGTCTGGAACCCCGTCTCCGGGACGCCGCTGGCGGTGATGTAGCTTGGGACTTTCGCGCTCCCCATGTCGGGCGTCATGTTGTTCTCGATCATGGTCTGCATCGGCTTGACGTGCGCCGTCATGTGGTTCATGTGCCCTGGAATGTGCATCATGTCCTGGGGGAACTGCCCTTGAGCCAGCAGCTTCACACGCTGCGGGTAGTCCATCCCACCGTACTTGACGAAGTCGTTCCAGCGGCCCTCGCCCTCCAGCCGGTTCGCCGCAGTGCCGCGCCGAAGCTCGGTCAGGACCTCGCTGCTGGGGCTGGACATGCCGGTGAAGTTGTTGAACCGGTTGTACTCCTGGGCTGCACGCTCGGGACCCCACAGGCGCACGTAGTGCTGGTACATCGGGTCCATCACGTACCACGGCAGCATCCCCTGCGCCAGATCGGGCCGCTGCAGTGCCTCGTGGGTGATGTCCTGCAGCCGCTGGATGTTGCGCGGGTTGGACACCGCCAGGGCGGCCTCGTTGGGCTTGCCGCGCTCGCTGGCGAAGTAGGGCCGCTCGGCCGTGGTGCCCTGGCGGGAGCCGCCCTCGGAGATCCCGAGCAGATCGCCCCGGTCCACGCCGAAAAGCTGCTTCATCGCCGGGTCCTCGGGCGCGACCTTGGCACGCGCCACGAGATCCCTGGGGTTGTCATAGACGCCCGGATAGGCCACCCGCTGCGGGTCCTGCACCGTGGCGATGCCCTTCGGCCGGCCGGCGGACGCCACGGCCGCAGCCGTCGCGTTCTCGGGGTCGAGCCCCTCGCGCAGCAGCCGCGCCCGGCCGGACGCCATCGTCGTCGCCTTGGACGCGGCGGCGGCGGCCTTGCTGGTGTCCGACGGCATCGGCATCTCGGACAGCCCGGCCGACGACACCGCGCCACGCTGCCGGCCCCAGGGGCTCATGTCGCGCGGCGAGGCGAGGTTTTCTTCGGCTTTAAAGGCTGCGGCTCCGAGCTTGGGCATCTCCGCGCCCACGAGCGGGGCCAGCACGCCGCCGGCTATCGTCTCGGCGACCGGGTTGCGGTTGCCGCTCACCATGCCGTGCTTCTGCATCAGGTCGCCGAACCACTCGCTGCCCCCGGCGGGCTTCTCGTCAAGCTGGGGCATGTCCTCGGTCTTGAGCAGCCCGAGCTTGTGCCCGGCGTAGCCGTAGCCGGCCTTGCCCAGGTTGAGCAGGGTGTTGCCCATGTCCACGGGCGCACCCAGCGTCTGGGCTACAAGGCCGCGATTCAGGGCGTCGGTCGTGCCCTGGCCCACGTCCCGCCGGAACGTGGGGTCGCGCAGCGCATCAAGCAGGGCTGACATAGCCGTGTTCCTTGATCCAGGCGTCGCGCTCCTCGGCGGTCGCGCCGCCGTTGGTGAACCGGGCTGGCATCTCGACGTCGGCGATGGGGACGCCGACGAAGGTGGACTCAGGCTTCGACTCGGCGAGGGCTTCGGCGATGTACTGCTGCTGCAGCTTCGCCTGGGCTTCCAGGTCGGCCTTGTCCTCCTCGACGTAGTCTTCCCTGGCCTGCTGCTCGACTTGCTTCTTGCTCATGACGTTCTCCTACTGGATGGGCATGCCTGGGGGCGGCCCGCCGGCCCCGGGAGGTGGACCTTGCGGCGGCGGCCCGCCTTGCGGAGGCGGCCCGCCAGCCCCAGGCGGCGGGCCACCCCCTTGCGGAGGTCCGCCTGGACCCATGATGCTGCCAGCCTGCTGGTTCATCAGGATGGAATGGTGGTGAGTCGCCGCCTTGGCGAGGTTCTCCACTGCCTGGGTCTTGTTCTTGATCGATTCCGACTTGGTCTTGTCCATCTCGACCTGCTGCGCCGGAGTCGGCGTCGGCGGCTTCGGCGGCTGGGACGCGGCCGCGACCGCCTGATCCAGCACCGTCTGGATCTCCTTGCTGATCCTGAAGCCGCCCAAGCCCCACTTCATCAACTGCATGACGACCGGGGCTGCCTCGGGGCTGGACTGGATGAGCGGCGTGACCGACTGGACGAAGGTGCCCACGGCCTGCATGAACTGGGTGCGGCTGTCGCGCTCCTGCGCCCAGTCCACCATCGCCATCGTCTCGCTCTCCACGCTGATCCGGTAGAACTTGCTGTCCCCGCCCTGCTTCAGGAACGCCACGGCCGCCTGCGCGCCGGCAGCGTCGGGGCTGTGCATGATGTTGGAGCGGTCGATGATCGTCTGCGGCTGGAAGCGGTCGCAGATGATCTGCGCCCGGATGCGCTGGCCGCCAGCGACCCAAGCTCCAATCTGCTGCTGCTTGAACTGCAGCCGGTTGCCGCCGAACTGAGCCTTCAACTGCTGCGCCCCGAGGGTCTCGTCCGGGTTGGTCATGCCGCGCATGATGTCGCCGATGCCCAGGACCTCGTACAGAGCCTGCTTGATGGTGTCGCGCTGCACGGTGAGCTTCTCGATCACCAGGGCGATGACCTCCAGCGGCACCCAGTCCATCTGACCCTTCAGCCCGCCCTTCTCGGCGAACGCCGCCCAGTTGTCCACCGGGATCATCTGGTTCTCCATCCCCTCCTGGAAGATGCGGCCGATGGCGGTGCTGTTCTTGTCGTAGGCACCGACCACCTTGCAAGCCCGGGTCAGGTACTTGATGCGGGTGGTCAGTTCATCGATCTGCTGGTACTGGTCCTGCGCCAGGAGATAGTCGCCGCGCGGCATCACCTTGGAGGTGGTCAGGTTGGCGATCAGCGGCTGCGGGCAGGGGAAGAAGCCCTTGAGCTTGAGCGGGTCCTCCTTGTAGTCGCAGATCACGTTGTAGCCCAGGACGTGCCAGTAGGCGCATTCGGTGGTCTTGTCCCAGATCTCGAAGACTCCGGCTTTCTCCCAGGGGTCGTTGATCTGCCCCAGGGCGTCTCCCTTGCTGCGCTGCTTGCTGACCGGGATGTCCTTGCCGATGGCGTCGCCAAACCGGGCGATCAGCTCCTCGCGGTTCATGTAGACCCGCCGCGCCACCCAGCGCACGTCCTGCCAGACCCTGGCCGGGCTCCACCAGAAGTCCTCCCAGTAGATGTAGTCTGCCGGCGCGTCCTCGGACGTGATCGCCTCGTACGGCACCGCCTCGGACAGCACCTGCCCGGTCTGCGGGTCGGTGGTGGCCGGGACCTCGCTCTCCTCGGTCTCGACCTCGTACCTGTACCAGACCTGCCCCAGGCCGACGATCAGGTAGTCGCTCACCGCCTGACGTGTGATGTCCGGGTAGGTGGACTCGTCGTCGTCCTCGCAGTCGTTGTTCAGCAGCCGCTGCAGGATGTTGGCCGCCACGCGGCTGACGTCGTCCTCGCTGTCCTTGTGGGTGTTGCTCACGTCCACGTTGGGCGGCTTGGCGTACAGGCTGCTCTTCAACACCTCGATGTTGGACCAGAACAGGTTGAACTTGCTGTCCGACTGGTCGAAGGCCGCAGATTCCCGCTCATCGAGATACCGCTGCACGAGCTTGCGCCCCGTCGTGTGGAACTTCGTCAGTTCCTTCTTCGCAGCCTGAAGCTCCTTCTCCCAGCGTTGCGCCAACTCGGTCGGGCTCTTGCCACGGTACTGCTCGGGCACCAGCGACTGGTCGCCGGGCTTCCTGGGCTCCCTGGTGTCCTGGTACTGCTTGCCGTCGTCGGGCTTTGCGCTACCAGTAGGTGCCGGCTGGCCGGGCGCGCCGGGCGTTGGAGCGGGTGGATAGGTAGCCATCTTTAAAGCCTTCCCTGATGGTGCTGCGGCCCGACGGTACTCCACAGTTGCTCCAGGTGGAACGAGTGGGTCAGCGACGGGATGATGATCTTCTTGGGCTCCGGGGCCGGCTCCAGGACGACGAGCTTGGCCGCACCCTCCATGAAAGCGTCGGCCGGGTGGCTGCTCCAGTCATGCTCGGGCTCGGCGCGGAAGGTCTTCGTCTCCTCGTCGTACTTGAAGTGGTACGCCCGCAGAGCCTGCAGCAGCGGCTTGCACGCCTCGTTGTTGCTGATCCGCACCCGGCGCAGCATCAGCCGGCCGGCGTTGATGCTGTCGGACTTCTTCCTCTGCTCGTTGACCCGGACGTCGCAGCCGGGCCACGGCCGGTCCTGCAGGAACGTCTCGACAACGGTCTTCTTGGACGCGAAGCTCTTCGCCCTGGCGTCGTGCGGCAGGACCAGGACGTCGGCGTGGGGCTGCTTGGCAAGCCTGGGTATCCATTCCTCGGCGTCCATGCCGCTGCCGTCGTCGTAGTGGAAGATCTCCACGCCGCCGCGCATCCTGCGCCACCAGACGAAGGCCGCCTTGTCGCGGTAGCCGATGTCGGACGTGACCCAGACCTCGTGGATGCCGTCGCTCGTGTCCTCGACCGGGCAGATGCGGCCCTGCTTCTCGGCCTGCTCGACGTAGCGGCCGAAGATCGCGCCGACGTTGGCCGCCGAGAAGTCGCACTCGTACTCCTGCCGGTACAACTCGTCGGGCATCTCCCTGCGCTCGTCCTCCAGCACCTCCTCGCGGATGTGCTTGGTCTCGGCCACGCCCAGGTGCGAGTGGAACCAGTGGTCGCTGGTCTTCGCCAACTGGATCAGGTCGTGGAAGTGGTTGTAGCCCCGAGGTGTGCTGATGAACGCCGCCCAGCCGTCGTTGCCGGCCAGGATGGGGCGGAACATGGACCACGCCCTGGGGTCGCTGAGTGCCGCCTCGCTCATGGTGATGCCGAACGGGTTGGAGCCCACGAGGTGGTCGAAGTAGTCCGAGCCTACAAGCTGCCAGATCGCCCCGTTCACCAGGGTGATCTTCATCTCGGTCTTGTTGGTGTCCTCGCGCAGAGCCCGAGGGAACACTTGGTCCAGGGTGCGACGCCCCAGGTTGTCGAAGCCGTCCCAGACGACCTTGCGAGCCTGCTTGTGGGTGGGCAGCATGTGGAAGTACATCCCCGGCCGCTTGAACGCCGCCTTGGCCGCCTGATGCAGCATGGTGAGGTCCTTGCCGTAGCGGCGCGGCCAGCAGGCCGCAGCGCGCAGCCCGCCCTTGTCGAAGTAGCGCATGAGGTCGCGCTGGGGCGGGCGACCCGTGAAGCCGTTGGGCAGGCTGATGTCAGGCATGGGCCGCGTCCCAGATGCGCTTGCACTGCCCGTGCATCTGCGCCTTCGTCAGCGTGCTGTCGAAGCGCAGCTTGACGATGACGTCCTCGCACAGGTCGTAGGACAGGTCGCCCTTGCGGCGCGAGACGCGGTGGACGACCAGGGCTACAAGCAGAGCCTCGATGACCGAGGCGACGGCGAGCCCGGAGACCACCCACCAGTTGACGTCCACGCACGAGAGCAGTGGCGTCACATGTGCCTCCAGCGTGCCATCGGGAGGTCGATGCCGCCGAACAGGATGCCGATCAGCACCAGCACGAAGATCAGGGCGATGATCGCCCGCGCCACCATGCCGAAGGGCGGCGGCAGCGGGACCAGCGCGGTGAACACGTACCAGAGGATGCCGAAGACCAGCACCAGGATCAGCAGCGTGACGAGCATCTCGATCATGGTCTAGTCCTCCTTCGTCGTGAGCCAGGGCCGGCAGCGTGCGGTCAGCCATTCGAGCGCGCCGAAGACCAGCACCAGCACCAGCAGCGTGATGAGCATCGCGATCATGATGTACCTCCAGGTTACGCCTCGCCGATCCACATGCCTGGGCTCGCCTCGGGCAGCACATCGTAAGCCTCGCGGCCGAGGACGTCGGGCGGCTGCTCGTGCCACGCATCGCGTGGGATGTCCTCACGCCGCAGGCCGACGCGCCGCATCGCCTGCGACGTCGGCGCAGCGTACCGCAGCACCTCGCCGAAGCGGTGCGAGGCGTCGCACACGTCCAGCACGATCACGCGGCCGCCGGGTGCGAGTGCCTTGCGCGCTGCCTTCATCGCCGCCGACAGCCGCACATGGCCCAGCACGTAGGCAAGCACCACGAGCATGGCGCGCTCGCGTGGCCGCATGCGGAAGTCGCACAGGTCGCCCAGCCACCGCTCGCCGTGACACACGCACAGGTCAAGCTGCGCCTTGCTCTGGTTCACCAGGGTGAACCGCAGGTCGGGCCGCAGCATCTGCCAGTAGAACTCCATCCCGCCGACGCCGCAGCCCAGGCTCACGATGCGTGCGCCCTGGTGCAGGAAGCTGTTGGGCCGGATGGACCGGCGCAGCACCTCGGTGCTGTGCAGCCGCTGGTCCGGCGAGAGCATGAACAGTTGCAGCACGATGCGCCGCTGGTCCATGAGCCAGCGTGTGACCTCGCCGACCAGCAGGTCGTCAGCGTAGAAGTCGTGAGTCTTTAAAGCCCCAGTCGCGCACCTACCAGTAACGCAATGCTCGGCTGCCAGGGTCGAGGCGATCACTGCTCTTCCCGGATGATCACCGTCAGCGGGCCGCCGCCATCGCCTGCGATCTCGCTGCGGTTGAGCTTGGGAGCAGCGTACTCGGCCAGCATGGCGACCGTCCTGGCCGCTCCTGCCGGGTCAGGCGGCCGCCCGGCACGCACGAGCTTGCCGTCCGCATCGCGCACGTCTGGCGAGCCCTCGGCGATCTCACGCACCCACTTGGCATAGTTCTTCTCATTGCTCTCAAGCAGCCGGGTGATGGTCTCGCGGAAGGTCGTGGTCACCTTGTTGGGCACGCCCGGTTTCCTGCCGCCGCGTTTCTTTAAAGGCGCAGTTCCAGACGGGGCTACTTTTCCGCTCGGGTCAGGGGTTGACATGGCGCGAAATGTACACCCCAAACGCCGATTCGGGGCCATTTTCAGCCAGCACCACCCATCTAGCACTGGTGCCAAAAACCCCCTCTACGCCCGGTAGCACCACTCAGCACCAGTCTAAATTCCTTGGCAGTTCTGCAATAAATAACACCGCCGCCTGTCCGCCGCCTGCAAGGGGGTCCGCTCTCCTATCGTCTCTCGCATAACTAAGAATAATTGACTAGTGCTGACTGGTGCTACCGGGCGTAGAGGGCCAAATCGTCACTAGTGCTGCTGACTGGTGCTGACTGGTGCTGAGTAGTGCCAACAAAATCACGCATCCGCAAAATAAAGTAAGCCTGGGTCTCAAATCTCTGTAGAATTCAGGCTTGACAGCCACCAACCAAACGGAGTTTGAAGACATGAAGAACATCAGCCAAGCAGCGTTCGTCGGCCCGATGCCCGAACTGTGCGGCCCGGTCAAGCCTGCGGCCAAGCGTGGCCGCCCGGCCAAGTACGCGAGCGAGGCCGAGCGTCAGAAGGCGTGGCGTGCCAACAATGCCGTGAAGACCCTGCGCATCGACGGCAAGGCCGCCGCCACCATCGCCAAGCTGGCCGAGATGTACGACTGCGACGAGACCCACGTCGTGAACAACCTGCTGCGCTTCGCCCTGGCGAACCGCAACTGGGTGCAGGCCGGTGTCGGCGGCTGGGCCATCAAGGATGCCCGTTTCACCGCCGGCAAGCGCACCGCCCCGACCGAGCCCGACCTGTCCGCCCTGGACGCCGAGTTTCCCCTTGTCAAGTAACCTGGAGCTTTAAAGCATGAAGACCCTGCAAGTG